GTCCTGCCTCTCAAGATTTGGCGGCTGTGTTTTTGATCGCCCGCCGCAACGGACTTGAACATGTTTTGTCGGGTCGCTTGGAGCAAGCTATCGCAGCCTGCGCCGCCGAATGGGCCAGTCTCCCCGGCAGTCCGTACGGCCAGCCGACAAAGACGTTAGCGCAGTGCCGTGCCGTCTATGAGGCGCATGGTGGCACCCACGCGCCGGCTGGAGCAACCACACCGCAACCTGCAGGCGACCCCACACAATACTCACAGGAGGCAGGCATGCCAATCCCAATCGCCCCGATCGTGACGGCCCTCGCGCCGACTTTCTTGGAAATGCTGCCCAAGCTGGGAGCTTGGTTCGGCAGCGGCAGCAAGTCCAGCGAACGCAACATGGCCGTGGTCGGCGAGGCCATCAAGCTGGCGCAGACCACCGTCGGGGCCGTCAACGCTATGGAAGCCGTAGAGAAGATGAAGGCAGACCCGGAGGTGCGCGCCCAGGTCGAGCAGGCTGTCGAGGCGAACTGGTACATGCTGACGGAAGCCGGCGGCGGCGGCATCGAAGGTGCGCGTAAAGCTGACGTGGCGATGGTTTCTATGGAAGGGCCGTGGTGGACATTCCTGCGCTCGCCTAGTTTCTGGATGCTGCTTCTGTCTCTGCCGCTGGTCTATATCGTCGTCGGCTCAATCGCCGGCCTATGGGGGCATGCGGATTGGTCCAGTGACGTGCGCGCGTCCCTGGCGACTGCCGTCGTTTCGCTGATCGTCGGCGGCGCAGCCGGGTATTTCTGGGGACAGACCACATCACGCAACCGAACCTCGGCGCCATAATGGCAGGGTGCCGCTGTGAATCTGTACCATTGTCTTTTTTCACATCAACTGAGGATCATCATGGAAACAAATGCAGAACTCCTGGCTCGTATTAACGCAGCCGTTGATGTCGCCACCAGCACCAAAGCTATCGTCACTAAAATTGGCACCGAAACCGCCGCTGCGCTGGTGACGATTTCTGAACTGAGAGCCGCACTTGAACGCCAGGGCATGGTCAGCCCTGAAGTGTCTGCTGCGATGGGGGCACTTGAGACACAACTTGGCGGTATCCAGGCCGAAGCCGAGAGCGTCGATAAGCAAGTGCCGGATGCCTGACACCATGACCGGCCAGACCTTCGCCGAACTGAGCGCCCGCCCGCCGTGGTCTTGGAACGGCAGCTACGTGCACACCGGCCAGGGCTGGTTTAACGGCCCGTGCCCATCGCAGGCCATCCACGACTGCCGGCCACCGTGGCTCGATGCGCCTACTCCGCCCGTGCCTGAGCCCGCCACCTCGCTGATGCTGGCTTTCGGGCTGATCGCAGTGTTCATGTGGAAACGCCATGTCCTATGACTCCATCCAGCGCGCCGCAGTCGCCGCCTTGCGATCCCACGACGCTGCTGCTGCAGAGGCGGCTGTTGGGCAGAGACTGCGGCAAGTGGCGGACGGTGGTGAGGCTCGGGCCGACGCACGTCGAAGTGATAGCGGCGCGAATGCTTGCGCAGGACGCGATGGACCTGGACCCCGAAACGGAATGGCGAATCGTGGAGGACGCACCTCATGAGTGACCCCATCGTCATCGTCGGGCCTGATGGACATTGCTATGTTCCGATTGGGGAGCATGAGCGCACGCGGCGCAAGAAGGCACTAATGACCGAGTGCCTGATGAAGATTGCAGCGGCGATGAACAAACTGGCCGACGATCTTGAAACCGAGAACAGTTCGATTGAAGACGAAACGCGGCCTGCGCCGCTGGGGGATTGACATGCTGACGACTGCACAACTGACGACGCTGAAGGCGGCGATTCTGGCGGAGACGAATGCGGGGTTTGTGGAGTACCGCACGCAGGGCGCTACGGGCGCGATGGCGGCGTTCTACAACGAACAAGCGGCGCCAGCCTTCTACGTTTGGCGCAGCAGCTACACGCCGGAGTTGATCGCAAATGCTATCGACGTTGGCATCACGCAGCTTGACGGGCTGACGGCCAGCAAGCGCGACTCGCTGCTTTGGTGGGCGAACCGACAGCATGATGCAAGGTTGGCACAAACGCAGGCCGCCATCAATGATCTGTGCGGCTCGCAAAACACGCTCAAGAATGCTGTGCTGGACGGCGCCAAGCGACCTGTCACCCGCGGCGAGAAGCTGTACTGCACAGGGGCCGGGACGCTGGCCGCGCCCGCCGCTGCAGGCTTTGAAGGTACGGTCAGCAATGCCGACATCGTGGCGGCGCTGGAGGTCTAAATGGCAACAACTGCAACCTACGCACAAGGCACCAGAAGCTCGGCCGTTCTAGCCCTTGGCACACTGGCGAGTGCGACCTACGTCACCTCAAGCGCTATTGACCTCGGGGCCACGATCCCGATGGACGTGACGTTCGAGATGGAAGCGAACGCCAACGGCACGCCTAGCGGTAACAAGCAGCTTGTGCTGTTCTGCAAGTTCAGCCTGGATAACACGAATTGGGGCAGCGGCCCTGAGAGCGGCACCACGGCGACGGAAGAAGGCGATCTGCACTTCATCGGCGCCATGCCGACAGTGGATACCAACGACCACCGGAAGTTTTTCAGCCTCGCAGGGTTGCCGATTGCGCGCTACTTGAAGCTGGTGGTCAAGAATGACCTCGGCGTCGCGCTCACCAGCGGCAACGTCTACAAGTCTGACATCACGATTGTCTCGACCTGATAAGGCTTCGCCGTGCTGATTCTTAATAGGCCGTGGACGAGGCAGCCGCAGGGGGTTGTAGAAGTTGACAGGACAAATCCGCTTGGAGCATTTGCAAGCGAAGTCTATGTTCCGTCGATTAGTGCGACGATAGTTCGCGGTTATCAAACATCGCGTATTTCAACGGCGACGGTAATCCCAACTTTGCAGGGATTGGCGTTGTCTACTACGGCGAGCAGTGTTCAGGGCGTAAAGATTGCGGACAACGCTGAAGACATTTTTAAAGGTTCATCTACAGCCACCATTGCGGTGCTGCGTAGATGCGTAGATACAACCGCTAGAAACAGCTCAATTTTCGGCTATGGAATCAACGAGGGCGCGGGAAACGTTGACCGCGTGCTTTGCCATGCTCCATATTCAGACGACACACTTTATTTTGACTTTGCGAATGCAGCGTCAGGCAGCGGGCGTGTATCTGTAGCGTTCACAAAAACTACAGCATGGGAAACATTAGTTTTTGTCGCCAGCACTAGCGGCTCTATTGGACGTGAAGTTTGGCGGAATGGCGTTAGGATTGCCAATAACACAAGCGCTACGTCAGTCAGGACTTCAGTAACTAACGCGCCTTTCTATGTTGGAAGTACATATTACGCCACGCCAGGAGTAACAACATCAGATGCAGGCGAAATAGCATTATTTGTGGTTTCGTCGAGTGCATGGAGACAACGAGAGATTGCTGAGTTTGCGCGCAACCCGTGGCAGATTATCAAGCCACGCCGCATCTACTTCCCCACCGCAGCGGCAGCGGCGGGCGTTCCAAATCTCTCGGCCAGCACCTACGTGCCCGGCTCGTTGACCAGCACCGGCTGGCGCCCGCAAGTCACGGCAAGCTGACATGGCAGTTACCCTCTACTGGATTGTTCAGGCCGACGCAACGGCCACGCCAACGGGCGCGCAGATCGTCGCCGGGCAGGACGGCACGGGCGCGACGGCGCTCGCATCCGGTAGCGAGGCGTACACCAGCGCGGGAAACTACAGCGAAGCCAGCGCGATCACCGGCCTGACGGCTGGCACGCCATACGAACAGTGCTGGGTTGCCTACGATGGCAGCACATACAGCAGCGTTGCGACGGCGACGATCACGACGCATTCTGTTCTTGATGGGCAAGCAACAACTGTCTCAACAGGAACAACGACAGCGGCGATTAGCGTAGCCCTGTCAGGTTCTTCATCGACGGTTTCTACCGGCACAGTTGTACCAACACAAGCTGCAACGGTTAGTCTTTCGGGACAAACGACAACTGTCTCAACAGGAACAACGACAGCGTCAATAGCTGTAGCCCTGTCAGGTTCTTCATCGACGGTTTCTACCGGCACAGTTGTACCAACACAAGCTGCAACGGTTAGTCTTTCGGGACAAACGACAACCGTCTCAACAGGAACAACGACAGCGGCAATTAACGTAGCTCTGTCAGGTTCTTCATCGACGGTTTCTACTGGCACAGTCGTACCAACGCAAGCTGCGGTTGTTGACCTGACCGGGCAAGCAGTTACAACGTCGGCAGGAACGCTAACGTCATCGACAACCACATCGGTTGCGCTGGCCGGCGAAGCTGTTACTGTTTCTGCAGGGACGCTGGTTGCGACCCAAGGCAACATTGAATTACTGACGGGCGCCAGTGCCACGGTTTCTGCGGGCACGGTTGTTCCTTCTCTCACGGTTGCTCTGACCGGCGCTTCATCGACGGTTTCAGCAGGGACGGTTTCTCCAAGTCAAGCTACAGTTGTTGCCCTGACCGGCGCCTCAGTTACGGTTTCTGCGGGTACGGTGGGGATCACTGTTGCCGCTACTGCGGCACTTTCTGGTGTCCAAGCTGAAGTTTTTGCTGGCACAATGGCGCTACCCAACAGTGCCACCGTCGCGTTGTCTGGTGCGGCTCTCACAATCTCGCAAGGAACGATCTTTTTGCCCGGATTCTGGAGTCCCGTCGTGGACACCAACGCAAATCTGTGGATACCTGTTGTGGATACAGCCCCGAATGCGTGGGCTGAAATAAATTGAGAATGCCATGCCTTCGACTTTTACATCTTCTTTGCGGCTTGTAAAACAAGCGACAGGCGAGAACACTGAAACTTGGGGGGATATCTTTAATCAGCAATTTGCTGATTTGATCGATGTCGCTATTTCTGGGTACGCGTCTATTGCTATGTCTGATGCGGATAAGACGCTTACAAATCTAGAAGGTGCCAGTGATGAAGCTCGGTACATGTTCTTGCGTTTCACGGGGACGCTTACGGCAAACCGAAGAATCTTTGTTCCTGCTAGCTCAAAACTGTACTTTGTAGTAAACGACACTTCTGGTGATTTTTCTCTTGTCGTAAAAACGGCTTCTGGTTCCGGCGTAGAAGTACGCAACGGTGCTGCTGTTATTGTTTTTTGCGATGGCACAAACGTACGTTATGGGTTCACCCAAGTACCGAGTGACTTGGTTGTTGGCGGCGAAGATGGTGAGACTGGTAGCGGCGGACTCGACGGTACGGACGGCGCTACTGTAGGCTACCTTGAGATTCCGCAAAATTCGCAGTCAGCGGATTACACGTGCGTTCTGGAAGATTCTGGTAAGCATATTTATCACCCTGATGGGGATACTGCTACTAGGACATGGACAATACCCGCCAATTCGTCGGTAGCATACCCCCTCGGTACAGCTATCACGTTTCTTGTTGACCTCGGCGCAGGCAACATCACGCTTGAGATTGCGTCAGACACGCTAGTTTTGGCACCATCCGGCGCTACTGGTACGCGCACGTTAAACGCACCAGCTTCAGTCACAGCAGTAAAAGTCGCTGCTACACGGTGGATTATTAGCGGTTCTGGAATCGTCTAAAAATGGCCGCTACGCAACAAGCGCTGTTGATGGCAAGTGACAACGCAGTCACTGTTCCAGAGGCGTGCGAAGCTGATCCCTACTACTCCTGTGGCCCCACAAACGACCCGTATTGGGCGAATGTGGTGTTGATGCTGCATATGGATGGGACGAATGGGTCTACTACGTTTACGGATAGTAGCAGTCTTAGCAGAACACCAGCAACAAACACAAATGTAGCTATAACCACGGACCAAAGCAAGTTTGGTGGAGCGGCTGGTGAGCGAACAGCCGGAAGTGCAATTCTTGAGTATGCATATAGCACTGATTTTTCATATGCTGGATCAAACGCTTATACGATTGAATTTTGGTTGTTTTTGCAAGAAGCGGGGGCTACTGAAGTTTATTTTCTTGGGCAACGCTCTGGAACAGGCAAGTATTTCCGCATAACAACAGCGGAAACAATGTTCTTTCGAGCGGATGGGGCTGCTGAATTATCTTTTGGAACAATTCCAAAAGATGTGTGGACGCATATTGCCGTTTCATGCGATACAAGTACGGTTAGATCATTTGTTAATGGAGAAGAAATAAGCAGTGCCGCAGCATCATCTTATACTGATACAACCACTACGGCCCTTTCTATCTTTTCAGCGTCAGGTCTTTGGAGTACAGCAGGACTTGTTGGGTATCTGGATGACTTACGTATCACAAAAGGAGTCGCCCGCTACACTGGCAATTTCAATATCCCGACAGCGGCGTTTCCTGATGCGTTGGATAGCGCATGGTTCCGCACCATGCAGAATACCGTTGATGCATACGCGGCGAATACCGTGTTGCAACTCCATATGGAGACAGATTTTTCGGACAGCAGTAGCTACAACAGAACTCCTACAGTTAACGGTAACGCCACGATAGCGGGTACAGCAAACCGATTCAATCTCGGTGGTGGTGTGTTTGACGGTACAACAGACTACGTGCAGTATCCGAATAGTGCCGATTTCCAGTTTGGCACTGGAGATTTCACTGTTGAATTCTGGGTTAATACTGCGTCTATCACGAACGGTCCCTATATTGTTTCTTTTCGAGACGGGACAAATCAAGGTTGGTATGTAGTTTTTGCTTCAACGTTATCTGGGGCGCCATCGTTCTATTCAAACGGTCCCGTAAACGGGCTATCGTTGACAACCAGTGGCGCTCTAGCAAATAATGTTTGGCGACACATTGCATTTTCGAGAGTTTCTGGTGTACTTTATGGTTTTATAAACGGGATTGCTGGTGGTAGTGTAGCAAACACCGTAAATTATTCGGGTGTCGCATCGGCATTAGCAGTCGGTGCGGATTACAACGGCACTAACAGTCTAACTGGTTTTGTTGATGACGTACGCATTACCAAAGGTGTAGGCAGATATACGGCGAATTTTGTACCTGACGGAGAACGTGGGCGAACAGTTCTATCCCTGCATGCTGAAGACACAGACGACTCGTCTTGCTACCAGCCAAAGACTGTCACACTGACTGGCAGCGCGGCGGTTTCAACAGCAGAAAAACAGTTCGGCACAGCTTCATTTTCTGTTGCTAACGCTGGCACAAGTACAGCAAATGGTGTGGTCATCACGGATCACATGGATTTTGACTTCGGTACAGGCGATTTCACCATCGAGATGTGGGCATATCATTCATCGAATGATTACGCCGGGACGCTGTTCTACTACACCGAAAGCTCTGCTTTCTCGCTTGTTGTAGCCGCAACGACAGGACTTGTCACCCTGAATTACAGAAGTAGTGGTGGTGCGCAAGCTAATATCGCAACAGGTGTCGTATTTCCTTTGACAACATGGCAACAGGTTGTTGTGCAGCGCCGGGGTACGAATTTTGAGTTCTACCTCAACGGCGTGCTGGGAAATACAACCGCTATCACGGGCGGCGCATCTTCGACGGTAAATTCTACTGGCGACTTCTACTTAGGGCGCACAAACGCATCTAGTGCGTTGACGTGGGCTGGCTACATCGATGAAGTTAGGATTACTAAAGGAGTCGCCCGCTACCCAACCGCATTTACTCCCCCCGCGCAACCAAACTGCGACAGTGTAGTCCCAGGAAACATCGTTGCCGTTCCCGGCACGTCTCCGTTGACGGGCATGTCGGTTGCGGTGCAGCAGCAAACTATTGGGGATCAGAACGGTGCTGTGGCGCTTAGTGGGGTTAGTGCTACAGTGAATGCTGGTGGGCTTTTTTCGGATTCCGTCACATCGAGTAAAACAGTTGCGTTGCTTGGGCGAAGCGTCACGGTTTCTCGTGGTACGCTTTCGGTTCCAAAATACCCAAATCTAGTCAATTCGGTAACACCTTCTTTTTTGGTAACTTCTCCGACAGTAGCAAGTTTGACTGTTACGTTTAGACCTGATGGCACATGGACAGCGATTGACGGAGAAGGCGCCACACGTATTTCCGGAACGTGGATCGACACAACGCAGACGGCGTATGCAATCACGTCTATTTCACACCAGTACAGAGTTGTTGCGGTGAGTGTGTTTGTTGGGTACGCTCCGTACTACTCATACCCAACAACTCCGTTTACCCTTTCTTCAGATTTTGTTTTTGTTGCTCAAAACCTTACGTACGTCACAACAGTAAATTTTGATTTTCAAATTACAATAAGCCCAACTAGCACAAATCCTCGGTATGCAGAAGCGTTTTATTCTGGAACACACCGAATTACGGTAGCAATAGAGTTGAATTGATAGCGTAAAAAATGACAATCACAAAAGTCCAGTTCAAACCCGGCATTCGTCGGGAAGGTACTTCTTTTGCCGAAGAAGGAAGCTGGTACGATTGCGACAAGATCAGGTTTCGTGCTGGGCGCCCTGAAAAGATCGGTGGATGGACGACGTATACAACGGCTACATTTAAAGGCGTTGTTCGTGTTATGCACAATTGGTCTTTGCTTGATGGCAAAGATTGTCTCGCGCTCGGTACAAGTAAGAAGTTCTACATCGAGTATTCTGGCAGCATTTATGACATCACGCCGATTGTCTACAGTGCTACTGGCGGAACTAACCCAATCACTTCCGGCGCTGCCGGCACAGCTACGCATACGCTGACAACTCCAGGGGCGCATAATGCGTCTATCGGAGATACGTTGCAGCTTAGTGGAGTTACCGGCGATTGTGATGGCATTGTTGTTGATACGTACAACAACCCGTTTACTACAAAAACGGCAGGGTCTAAGCTTGTTCTCGTAACTACAACAAACCCTCACTATGCGGCTGTTGGCGATAGTGTCGTGATTTCTGGGGCCACTGGTTTTGATGGGATTCCTACAGGCGATTTAAACACAACGCATACAATTATTGAAGTTGCTTCGGCAACGACGTACTGTATTGCAGTCGCAACAGCATGTACTGCTGGTGGCATAACGGGTGGTGGCACGCCCGTAACAGCAAAATATCAAGCGCGAATCAACCGCTCTTTTACAATTGTCGATGTGCCGTCAGGAACCACGCTGACCTTTACAACGGATACTGTATGCACCACAGGCGGTGTTGCTTTTGGCGGCGCTGCAGTGTCAATCAAGATCGAGCTTGAATCGGGCTTCACACTCAACGCATTTGGCGGTGGGTGGGGTACTAGTTACTGGTCACGGGGACCGTGGGGCGGGTCTATCTCGTCTACAGTTTCAGGTATTTCCCTGCGCATCTGGAGTGTTGACAACTACGGCGAGGATTTGATTTTCTGTCGGCGCGACGGTCAGATGTTCTATTGGGATGCCACGAACGGGCTAGACACAAACGCCGTTCTGGTATCCAGTCTCCCCGGCGCCAATGAGGTTCCTACACAAACTAGTATTGTACGTGTTACCGAAGACAGGCACGTATTAGCAATCGGTGCAACAAACCGCCTTAGTGCGCTGTTTGATCCGTTGTTGATTCGGTGGTCTAACCAAGAAGATTTTCTTGAGTGGGAGCCTTCGGCAACCAACACTTCCGGCGCTATTCGCATCCCGCTTGGCAGCTACGTAATGGCGGCTATTCACGCGCGTCAGGAAATTCTTGTTTGGACAGACAGGTCTCTACACTCGTTGCAGTTCATCGGCCCACCGTATATTTTTGGTATCCAAACGCTTGCGGAAAATACAAGTATCGCTGGCCCAAATGCGGCAATCAACGCAAATAATGTCACGTATTGGATGGGGACTAACAAGTTCTGGATGTATTCAGGACGTGTTGAAGCCATGTCTTGTGATGTTCAGCGGTACGTGTTTGATAACATAAACTTTGGGCAATTGCCGCAAACGTACGCAGCGGCAAATCCGCAGTTTGCTGAAATCACGTGGTTTTACTGCGATAGCACATCGTCGCAAATCAACAGGTATGTAACGTACAACTACGAGCAAAACATTTGGACAATAGGTTCGATGGCACGTACAGCCATGCAGTTCTGCCAAGGGCGCAGCGGGCTTCCTTACGCTGCTGGCGGTGGCTACGATAGCGACAACGGAAAGCTGTATAAGCACGAAGTTGGGTATGATGACGGTTCCACAAACCCGCCAACAGCCATTGAAGCATACATTGAATCTGCTGATTTTGGCGTTGCGGACGGAGATAAACTGATTTTTGCAGATCGCATCATTCCAGACATTACATTTGCGCGCTCTACTGTCGATGATCCTACTGTGGATGTCACTGTCGAAGCTAAGAAATTCCCGGGGCAGAGTATACAGTCTTCAGATGCACGTACGGTTTCTAAATCAGTCACGGGCACAGTAGATCAGTTTACGACACAGATGTGGGCTAGGCTACGCGGAAGAGAAATGCGGATAAAGATTTCCTCTACAGGCATCGGCGTATGCTGGTTGTTGGGTACGATTCGCATTAATATCCGACAAGACGGAAGGCAGTAAATGTCTATACAATTTGTTCCTCTGCCGATTCCGCCAAAAGACTACAATCAGCAATACTTCAACGAATTGCTGCGTGTGCTTAATCTCTATTTTAGAACAATACAAAACCCGGGCGATAGCGTAGTCAACACTCTACGCATTTTAAACTTGCCAACCTCAGATACAGATTTACCATCAGGGTCTGTTTGGGTTGATACTACGGCCAGCAACGCTTTGAAGATCGTCCCATGAAAATTCCTGCCATCCTCTCCCCGCGCGGCTACGCTGCTGGCGGCATCGCGTCTATGCCCGGGCGCCACATTGGCGGTCCTGGGGATGGTATGTCGGACTCGATTCCATCCAGTATTGATGGGCAAGACCCCGCTGCACTGTCTTCCGGCGAATTTGTGGTGCCTGCCGACGTTGTTTCTTTCCTAGGAAACGGTGACAATGACGCGGGTGCTGCCGTCTTGGACAAGATGGTAGCCAAGATCAGGCAAGCGAAGACCGGGCGCGCTTCGCAGCCCCCGCAGATTGATCCCGCGCAATTCATGCCGAGGTAAATATGGCTACAGACCCGTGGGCAGAAATTCTGGCGCAGATCAGCCAGATGAAGGCGTCGCCTGTTGATCTGCGCGCGTCTATGCAGAGCAACCCGAACGACCCGAATCCGGGGCCGGGAAGCGGTGGAACAAATCTGGCGTGGGGCAATGTTCCCGGGTTAGAGCAGTTCTACAGCTACGACGCGCAGAACAATCAAGAAAACTTCAACCTAGCAGCGGCGCTGCCGGAAATTGAACGGTTGGGTTATACCGTCATGCAGGGTTTTAATCCTGCTGGAGAAGCATCAGGAACGTGGGTGGTAGGCCCCGATGGAAAGCCTATTGCTCAATCTGCGTATCTGACAGGCACGAATGATGACAACTTCAAGATTGCCTCACAACTGGCTTCCGCGCTTGTTGGTAATGCTGTAGGAGGTTGGGCTGCTGCGGGCAATAACACAATGGGCGGCGCAGCTTCTGGTGGTATAGATTCTCTTACCGGCGGCGGCACTGATGCAATGCTAGATGCAGCAGGAAATCAGGTCCCGTTGAATATGGCGGCGCTTGAGTCCGGGTTGGGTACTCCTGGCTATGGGTACAATGCCGCTGCTGGGACATCAGGTATGTTTAATCCTGATGTCATTGGCTCTGGTGCAGGGCTGATGTATGGGCCAGGTGGGGCGATTGTTCCCTACGACCCTGCGGCTGTTTCTGCGATGACGGCGAACGATGCTGTTAAACCCGTAAACACAAAACCAGCTTCGGAGTGGACAGACGCAGAATGGGATGAATACCTGAACTCTTCTGACTCAAACCTAAATGCGCCCACAAACGCACCAGTAACAAGCGAAACGGTTGACGTTACGGCACAAAGAATTCCTCCTGTCAATGCTGGCGGCGCTATTGGCGCGGGTATTGGTGCGACGTTGCCGAATTATGGCAATGAAGGCAACAACTATCCGCCTTCTACGAACAACCCAGACTACGGTAATGAAGGTAGAAATTACCCAACACCTGAGTCTACACAAGGGCCGGGTGGTTCTCCTGTCAACGCTGGACCTACACCAGATTGGAGTAGTTCAATCAAGGATTGGGTGCTGAAGAATCCGAAACTGGCGATGACGCTGGCGGGGTCTTTGTTGGGTGGTGGCGGAAGTAGCACACCAGCACCGGCTGCACCGGGTACAGGCCCACAAGCAGGGTTCACGGCTACACCAGCGCCTAGTCTTGGTAGGCAATACGTAGCGCCACCGCCTGGGTATCGTCCTGGGTTTGATCCAGAACACAGATATTTTACAGGTATCGGCACGGTCGGTACAGGGGGTTGATATGGCTGATTTTTCCTTTACTGATCTGATGGACTGGTTCGGCAAGAACCCCGATTGGACCGGCGCAGCTATTGGCGGACTTGGTACGCTGATTGATCCGGCAAAACCATCGACACAGACGACATCGAATACCGTCAATCTGCCAGATTACATCGCACCATATGCGCAACGTACTCTCAACAAGTTTGAGGGGTTCTCGAACGAAGGGTACATGCCCTATTCGGGGCCGCGCGTAGCTGATTTCAATGCGGATCAACTTGCGGGTTTTCAGCGATACCGCGACCTCAATCCCAACAACCCAATGCAGACACAGGGTGGTGGCATTGTTGGGCAAGCAGCGCAGGGGTTGCTGGGGCAAGCTAATCAGCGGTGGGATCAAGCGCAGGCTGACCACTACATGTCCCCATACATGCAGAGTGTGGTGGACATTCAGAAGCGCGAAGCGATGCGCGACTTTGGTCAACAGCAGCTAGGAACACAAGCGGCAGCGTACCGTGCAGGCGGTTTTGGCGGTGATAGACACGCTATTGTTGATGCGGAAAACTATCGTAATCTGAATCAAAATCTTGGTGACATTCAAGCTACGGGCTTGCAGAGCGCCTACACTAATGCGCAGGGGCAGTTCAACGCGGATCGTGCGGGGGCTACTGGAGCGTATTCGGGCGCTGCGGGGGCTGGAAACACACTGGCTGGTATTGGGCAGCAGAATTTTCAGAATCAGCTTGCGGCGAACCAAGGGCTCATGGGCATCGGCAACCAGCAGCAAGGGTTGCAGCAGCAAGGGCTCGACGTTGGCTACCAGAACTTCCTCGATCAGCGCGACCACCCGTTGAAGCAAGCGCAGATCATGCAGCAGGGCTATCAAGGCATGCCGATGACACAAACCACGACAGCGCAAGTTGGGTCCGCACCGTCGTTGGCGCAGCAGCTTATCAGTAGTGGTATTGGTGGGTACATGATGGGAAGCAAGCCATGAGTATCGTTGGCACACAGTCCGTATCCATGAGCGACCTGATGAAGTTGGGTCCGCAGGCACTTGGCGCTATGGCACAAGGGCAAACACAGAGTATTGCTCCCTCATACATGATCATCGCCGCCCTTAAAGCGTTGACCGATCAGCAGCGTGGTACTGGCGCACAAGTCCCTCAAGGCACCGTCAAGGATCAGGTGTTAGCTCAAGCCGCGCCGCCTGCACAGGCAGGGATTGGGGCTATGCAGCCGCAAGGGTTTGCGGAAGGTGGGCCAGTAGGTACAGCCGCCGTTAACGCCAAGATTGCGGATTACTTTCGTCAGCGGTTTGGCCCGGGGTGGGATCGTTTCACGGAAGAAACGCGACGTGGGCTTTCACAGCGCAGGCGCGTTGCGGGTGAATCCGACGACATTGACGAGCTTCCAAAAGGTACGGAAGCAACAAAGCCCGATGGCGATCCGTACGCGCGTGTTGGTACAGAAAAAGGCCGCGCTACGAACAACAATCCGAACTACAGCAACGAGCCGATTGAAGGTCAGCCGCCCGTTGTTGCGCCACCAATCGCCAATGAAATCACCGCACCCGCCGCTGCCCGTGGGCTCGGCAGCACAGGCGTGAATCCGACTGCGAAATATGGGAAGTTGGGCACATACGCGAAACCGGAACCCACAGCTACACCGGATCAATTCAATCTTGACATCCCAAAAAATCAACAGCTTGAAGCGGCTGCAGCTAAATACGCGGCTCCTGATGTTGCGCGCATGAAGGAACTGCGCGATGCTGAAGAAAACGCTGGGTTGGCCGCATTTGGTCGCGGCATGCTGAGTACAAAGAACGGCACTGGGTTTGGTGCTGTATTTGGCAACGCTGCTGCTGATTATGTAGATACCAAGGAAGCCAAGGCTGAGAAGCGCCGTGAGTACGAGGATCGGCGTGAAGCGCTGGCTACGGAACTCGGCGTTCGTGTTGGTGCAGAAGCTAAAGCCGACTATCTTGCGAATTCCAAGTGGGGCGCTGAACGGGCTGATGCAACTAACCAGCAAGCCATTCGTGTTCTTCAAGCGCAGAACGAAGCGACTCGATTCGGGAATGCAGAGATTCTTGATCGGGAGAAGATGGCGATGACTGAACGGATCGCCGCTCAGTCTGCTGCGATTCAACGAGAAGCCAATAGGTTGCAAGCGGAAATTCGGAAAGATGGTGTAGATCAACGCAAGTTTGAGCGCCTGATGGCGCTTCAACAAGGTGCAACTAAAGTTGCGCAAGATGCGGCAGATGCGTATGTCAAAGCAAATCCACGAGTTTTGGCTGGTGGGCCAGATGTTGAGGCGCACATTGAAGCGCTCAAAGACAAGGAATACCGGAAGCTGTTTCCAGTAGCACTTGAGAACCTTATGAAAGAAGGGCTAGGTATTGGTGCTGGTGCAGCCCAACCTGCCGCCGCTGGACCTGTTGTGCGTAAAGCATATTAAATATGAGCTACAACTACCCACTTCCTGACGGCACTGTAATCAGTGTGCCGGATGAGACTCCTGTAAGTGTTGCGGCGCAGTGGGCACGTAGGGACTTTCCTGAATTGTACAAACAGGAAAAACCGACATCAAGCAGTGGGTGGAATAATGTTGGCTCTCTCATCTCCGGTGTTGGCAATGTAGTTCAGGTTCCGGGTCAACTGGCGGGTCTTGCTGGCCTAGCTGCACCTGACAATGCGCTTGTCAAAGCTGGTCAGGGTATCAAAGACTACGGTCAGTCGCTGAAGTCGGAAGAACGCAAAGAACAGGAACTGAAGATCGCGCTTGCGATTCAGGAAGCCGAGAAACTCGGTCTATCGGCAGAAGTTACAGAGACACTCAAGCAATACGCCAGCAACCCCGGTGTCACTCTGGGCATGCTGGTTGAGCAGATTCCGATGCTCGCCGCTACGATGGGCTCAGGTCTGGGCGCTCAGTTGGGCGCCAAGGCACTTGTCAAGGGTATCGGTGAAGTTGGGCTCAAGCGTGCTGGTGTAGCCGGTGCTGCCGGTGCCGGTGCCACTATGCAGGGTGCCGATGTCGGCGCCGAGACATACGACCGTGTGTACAAAGCTGCGGTTGCCAAAGGATTCACACCCGAGGCTGCGCATGAACGCGCTCTTGAAGAAGCTCGCAAGGCGGCACTGAAAGCCGGTGCGGTATCCGCCGCGACGATGGCATTCCTGCCCGGTGCTGAGAAGGCGCTGATGGGGATCAACCCTGCCAAGACGGCGCTGCGCGGCGCGGGTCGCACGGGTCTTGGTGAGTCCGTACAGGAAGCCGCCGAAGAAGGCAGCGGCGCGTACTTCGCCAACGTTGGGGAACAGTCGGTCGATCCCACGGTGGACACCACCCGGGGCGTAGGCTCCCGCGCTACCACAGGCGCCATTCTCGGCGGGCTCATGGGCGGCGCCACAGGCGCGTACAGCGGGCAGCAGGAAGCGCGGAAGCTGAAGACCGAAGCTCGGGCCGTTGAAGACGCGGAATCCGAGGCGGCTGCATCTCAGGAAGAAGAGAAAAAGAAACAGGCTGATGCTGCCAAAGGTACTGAGCAGTATCTTCTTGAACTGGATGGTAAGTTTCAAGAGCGGAACAAGACCCTGGCCGACCTGACGGCGCGCATCAAGGCGTATGGCAAGCCCGACTCGACATCGGCTGAGGCGCTGGAAAAGAAGCAGCTTGAAGAACAGAAGCGCAAGCTGGTTAAAGACACAGAACCGCTGAAAGAAGAATTTGTTGCACGTCGTTCCGAGATTGAACGCGCTAAGAAAGACCCGCAAGACTTCATGATGGAGTCGTTGCTGGCAGAACCGACAGTGAGTGCGGGGTCGCCAACGTCACTGAGAGCAATTAGAGAAAAGATTGCGGCGCAACAAGCCGAAGCGAATAAGCCGCCCCCGACGCCAGAAGTTGAGCAAGCCAAGAAAGAACTCGCTGGCATCATGGCGGGTTTACAGAACTACGCGAATATCACAGGCGGCAACATCACTGCTGCTGATGTGCTTGAGAAGTTGACACCTGAGTTAGTTGCTGCGGCACAGAAGCACAAATTGACGCTGCCCGGGATGGACCCGGCTTCGTCCGCGTTGCTGATTAAGACAGCGGCTAAGGATTTCGAGAAAGCACAAAAAGCTGATCTGACTGCAACGATGCAGCAACGTCAAGCCGATTTGGCTGCGCAGGCTACTACGGCGACACAGGAAACAGATCCTTTGGCTATGCTGAAGGAGTCGATGGCGGATCAGGCTGACTTCCAGAACACAGGCGAGCAGAATTTCGACTATCTCGATGGCGTCTTTGAGAAGGCGCTTGGTGAAAGTAATGAAACTGGCCCACGCAAAGTAGCACTGCCTGAAGGTGTGCGCCCGATTCACAACGCCAGCAGTATCCTCGACCGTGTTGACTCGCTCTATGCAGAGCGGGATATGGCCGACAAAGACCTCGACACGGCATCGCGCTCAGGTAACAAAGAAGCTGCGATGGCTGCAGCGGCGCGTCGTGAAAAGGCGAATACTACGCTGCTTGGGTTAGTTGACACTACCCCCGTTGCTGGCGGCATCGTACAAGAACGCAAGAAACAAGAAGGGGCGATGGCAGATGTCGCGTTCCTGATTGACGACCTTGCTGCTAATCGCACACTTGGTTCCCGTAACCAAGAAGCTCGTGGGTCTGCCAGTTCTACGCCCGAGACACTGCGGAACCAGATTAGCAAAGCGCGTCAACAATACGTACAGGCAGTTATTCAAGAAGCTGCCATTACACGCGCCGCATTTGGCAAGGCACTAACAGAACGAGAAGCGCTTCAAGCTGCTGCTGAAATCCAGCGTGTTTTCAACGAGTGGGTTACTCGTGCCGGTGCACTGCCTAAAGAAATGGCGGAAGAAGAACGTGTCAAGGTGCCTGCACAGATGCGCGGCACTGAGCTTGTTCGTGGCGCCGAGATGGAGAAGTTTGACCCGCGCCCGTTGGCAGAACGGCGCCTGGGCGCGTACCGTGCAGCCACTGAAGTTTTTCAGGATCAGATCAACCGCATCGTGGCGCCGCTGGTGTCTGTGCGGGAAGAAGGCAAGCGTGTTGAGCAGCCGCTGCGCATGCAGTTTGCTGAGTCTGAAGCTGCTAAGACTGCTGAGGCACGTGGAGAAACTGCACAAACACGTGGTGGAGAACTGCGTCGTCGGCGTGAGTACGTAGCTGACCTTGTTGACAAAGCCCTGCGCGAGCGGGGCATGTTGCCGCCAGTGAAGCGTGCACTTGAGAAAGCTGCTGCCAACATTGACACAGGCACAACTGATATTACTTCGGACATTGAAGGGCAGCGTTTTACTGCAGGTTTGCTCGACGCTGCTGAACAACTAGCGCGGCGTGTGTTGGATGGGCAAAAAGAAAAAACTCAGAACAGTAAGCTGGTTGCACAGATTAATGAAGCGACCCGTGACACTACGCCCGCTGAAGGCCAGCAAAGTCTGTTTGATCCTGCACCGCTAGAGCAAAAACAAGAAGCCACACGCGAGCGTATTGCCAAGCTGGAAAAACAGATCAGTGATCTGAAGGCAGGCAAGTTTCAGTCACTGAAAGAAGGTGTCTCTGCAGCCAAGCGCATCAGCGGGCTTGAAAAAGCCATTAAGATTCTGCAGGACGACAAAAAGGCAGGTATCGACGCCGATGTGCGGGCTATGCGCAAGGAATACGCGCGGCTTCAAGGCGACCTTGGATTCTTCCGTGCCACCGCTGCTAACTTTGAAAAGGCGCCGGAAGTCAGGGCGGGGCGCAAAGCTGTTGAACAAACTCGTGCTATCAAGGCCGCTTGGGATGCCATCGACGCACGCACCGAGAAAGAACGTGTTGACCTGAAAAACCGGCTCGATGCTATAGACGCGCGGCTGAGTGATTTTGCTTGGATCAAGGAAGCACAAAAAGCTGGCCCTGTTGAACTGGACGAAACGCGTGAAGCAGAACGGGCCGCGCTACAAGCAGAACGGGCTGAAAAGGGTGCAGTTGTTACACCAACAAAAGGACCTAAGACTGCCGAAGAATTTGCGCGAGACAAAATCAAGCAGCAAGTCCAAGCGGTACGTAGGGCATACCAAGAAGCGGTTCTTCGTGCTCTCGGTAATCTGAAAAATCAGGCAATGACGCCTGAAATGCAGGCTAGACAAGCAGAAGCCGAAACGGCTGTACAAGGTGCCTTCACTTGGTTGCGGGAACTGACTGCACAGAAAGATGCAGCTAAACTTGAGCTAGATAGGCAGAAGCGCGAAGTCGCCAAGAAAGAAGCCGAGCTAGAAAATGAAGAAGGCGCGGAAGGATTGCGCCTTGTGCTGGCTGGTATGGTTCCTGGCATGAACCGCCTTGCCAAAGATCAGATCACTGTTCTTGAACAACGTATTGCGCTTGAAGAAGAACGCCTTGATGCAGCTTCTAAGACATTGGAAGAAATCCGCGATCAGGTACGCGAGTCATGGAACGGCGCTAACCTCAACGCCGAAGCAGCTACAGACAAAACAGTTGCGTTTGAAAAGCTGAATCTCGATTACTACGCCAACCAGTTGCGTGAGCAAGGTTACGTCGTTGATGTAGAGAAGGGCACTGTCGAAACCGCACGCGGAACGCCAGCAACACAGCAGGCGGCAGAACTGCGCCGGCAGAAAGAAGCCCTGGCACAAGCCGAAGCTACGCAAACGAATTTCGCTGCGCAGGCAGATGCGATGCGCCCCCTGCAACAAGGTTTGGGGCTCCCTGGCACCCGGGTCAAGTCGAAGCGTGACCAGTATGGACGCGTGACCCGCGACATCGAGCGCATCCCCTCAATCACCGAGCAGGACGAAGCCATTCGGGCAGCGCGAGAAGAAGCCAAGGCACAGGCAGAGGAAGAACGTGCAGCCACCAAGGCGGTGAATGACGCTGCACGTGCGACGATCCAAACCGAGATTGATGGGCTGACAAAGCAAGCCGATGACAAGCGCGCTGAGATTCAAGCTACACCAAACAAGCGTGCACAGAAACCGCTTGAAAAGGAATTGCAGGCTATCTTGTCACAGTTGGCTGCACGGAAACTGGCACTCGACAACGTAGGCAAGAAGCGCGTGTTCCGGCAGCAGCCAGTTATGCGTGAGCAGACTTCCGCGCCACTGAACATGCGCACGGGTACGCCCGAGAGTCGTGAAACTACGCTGAAGGCGCGTGCAGCCAATACCAAGAAGTTGACTGCCAAGGAAGAATCTGCGCTGGCTAAGGCACTGGCTAAGCAGAAAGCGCGCGATGAAGCGCCGATGGATTTTGAACCCGATGACGACATCTCGGGGTTTGGCACATCGCCGGATGTGTACTTCTCTCGTGGCGGTGAACCTACGGGCACAACGATCAAAAATATCGTTGATGAACTAGACAAAGCATTGGGAGAAACAGGGCTGATTCGTGGGCGTGTTGAGGTTTTTGCGAGCCCGCCTGAAGGTGTGCCCGAAGATGCACGGGGTGCTGTTATTGACGGCAAAGCCTACCTTTACGCAAGCAACATCGAAAAAGGACAGGCGCTTGCTGTTTTGCTGCACGAAGTTGGCGCCCACCTTGGCTTTAAAAACCTTTTTAGCCCGCAACAATATGCACAGCTTGTTTCTCTAGTTCGTTCTTGGGCGGCAAAGAGAGACGGAAGCGTAGAAGCACGTATCGCTAAAGCGGCAATGTTGCGTGTAAAAGAAGTAAACACACCAAAAGCACAAATTGACGATGAGGTTCTTGCTTATGCAGTTGAGGAAGCTGTAAAAGCAGGCATCACTCCGGACACAGCCGCAGGCCCATTCCAGCGTTGGGTTCGTACTGTCGTGAATGCGCTCAAAAAAGCTCTAGATGTTTTTGGCATCACCCCAGACAAGCTGACTGCACAGCAACTTGTTGATATGGCATTTGGTGCGGCCAATCTTGAGTTGCGAGGGACTTGGCACGGTACTGGTAAAAAGTTTGATGCTTTTGACCATTCTTTCATGGGCACCGGAGAAGGCGCACAAGCTTTTGGGTGGGGCACTTATGTCGCGCAGAAATACGGCGTAGCTGAAACTTATAAAAAGCTGGCAGACAGAAAGATAGCAGAAGCAAAAAAATGGAATGAAACCTTTGGGGATGAAGCGTCACAGTTTACTATCGATGGTAAATCGCTAGAAGAATTTAATATTGAACATTCCGGTGAAATAGACCCCGAACATTTTGATGAGTCGAACGCTTTTGATGCTGCGTTGCTTGCGGCTAAAAAATTTAGTAAAACTTCTGCAACAAAAGAAGAAGCTTTTGTAAAAGGCATGGAAGATCATTTGGCAGTGATTAAGCGCCAAAAAGACTATGCCCAGAATCGCCTTGCTGTATTGAAAGCACGTCCGCAAAACGCAACTGTCAAAAAAGACATTCGCTACAAACAAAGCAGCATCGATAGGATTGATGTAGAAATCGGCGTACTAGAAGCGGCTCTCAAGAAGGCTAATACTATTGAATTCGTAGACTACGAACCGTCTACGATGGCGAGGGTTTTGCGCACTAGGCCCGACACAGATTTCATGGAATGGGATGTCGCTGAAGAAGATCAGTCGCAAACAGTTAAGCAAGGGATGGCAGATGCGCTTACTTCGCTTTCGGCTAAAGAACTTAAAAAGTTCAATACTGCCAAGAAAACTTTCAACACAGAAGACGGACACGGTTTCTATAAGTCTTTAGCACTTGCGCTAGAAGATCGAGCAATAAAAGAAATTGGCCCTGGTAAAACTACAGGCGAAATTATTGCTGCTGCGCAAAAACACGCGTCTTTGCTTCTTAATGAAAAAGGCATTGCAGGCACAAAATTCCTAGATAACCAATCTAGGTTTAAGCCTATCACGGATAAATCGACATTTAACTACGTTTTGTATTCTGACAAAGATGCAGAAATCGTGGGGCATGATTTTGGAAACACCAAAGGTGCAACTGCACCGCTTTTTTCTAAGCGCACCTACACATCCCCAGACATCGAAGAAGCTTCAAACACATTCATCGGACGCGACAAGGGAAAACTGGCGGCGATCCGTGAGGCAGCTACTGGCCTATCTATACGCACGCGATTTGTTGACAACTACGCAGCGCTGAAAGAAGCGCTTAAGCGTGGTGATGCTACGTACGCTATTCAGGTCACGTACGATCTGATGAACTACGCACAGCGTAACCACATGGTGCAGCAGTCGGTGATGACCGGCCCGCCCGTGCGCATCAAAAGCAAGCACAAGGGCAAAGATGTGCGCATGGTTGAGGCGCAAGAAGGCCCGACGCTGCGGCGTGTGAGTGAGTTGTTGGCCGCTGTCAAGGACTTTGGCGACCATCAGGCTACATCAGATGCGTTTACTATGTATGCGCTGGCTAAGCGCGCTCAGACGCGTGGTTGGGATCGTGTGTTTGCGGATACATCATTCCCCATCAACGCCTCACCGGAAACAATCCAGCGCATTCGTGCCGAGAATGCCAAGAAATCCAAAGCACGCGCACAGGCCGACGCATTGGTAGCCGATGAAAATTCACCGTTCCTGGCTGCGTACAAGGAATATCAGGATTGGAACAAGGGCATGCTGCAGTTCGCGCAGCAAGCCGGTGTCATCAAGGAAGAAGACTTCCGCAGGCTCGCTAGCGAAGCCAACTACACGCCGCTGTTCCGCAAGGACAAGCACGGAAATCTCGTGCTTGAAATTGACCAAGGGCGCGACATCACGGTCGGGCGCCTAGCTGACGAGCCGCATCTACAAAAACTGCTTGGCGGCAGTGGACAAGTGATGGATTTCTTCACTGCGTCCGTACGAAACGCATCCGTCTTGGTTGACGCTGCGTTGCACAATATCGCTTCGCGTGAGGCGGCATTGGCACTTGAGGCTATGGGTGCAGCACACCCGATATCTGAAAATGAGAAGAACGAAAACACTATTGAGTTCCGCAAAGACGGGGACCTACAACGATTCGCGGTAGACACGTCGGACACTGCTGCAGCCGATATCCCGACCGATCTGCTGGTGAAGGGCTTTGCCGGTGTTCCAGCTAGTCTTCCCGGGTGGGTGCGCATGATGGGCGTTCCTGCACAACTCCTGCGCAAGACGGTGACACGCAACCCGTTGTACATGTTTCGGCAGCTTGTGCGCGACCCGTTGAGCGCTTGGCTAGCTACGGGCGCGGACATGAACCCGCTGACTGACACCCTAACCGAAGTGGGCAAGTCTCTTGCAAACAAGTCAGATAAGACGCTAGATCGTCGTGGTATCACGGGGGGCATGCTGTTCTCCGAAAATGACATGGACATCGAGCGCATTCAGAACGAGGCGAAGAAGGCGCCTGCTTGGTCCTGGGGTTACTGGATGGCGAAGCTTGACCACATGGCGATGGGCGCGGACGCTATCACGCGACGTAATGTGTACCAGGGGGCGTTAAGGGAAGGCGCCTCTGATATTCAAGCGACACTGGCAGCATACGAAGCGATGCCGTTTAGCAAGCGTGGGTCTTCGCCGTCAGTGCGTTCACTCAACCACATGGTGCCGTTCTTGAGCGCGGCAATCCAGGGTTGGGATGTGCTGTATCGCAGTGCGTTCACTAAAGATATGCCCCTGGCGGATCGAGTGAATATCCGCAACAAGCTGCTGGCGCGTGGTGCCATGATAGGTGCCATGACGATGATGTATGCTATGGCGATGGGGGATGATGACGTTTACAAGAACGCCAACACTGCGGAGCGTCTCAGTAACTGGTTTGTGAAAATTCCCGGTACAGACATCACGATCAAGCTGCCGACGCCGTTTGAGTATGGCATCTTGTTCAAGATGATCCCAGAAGCCATTGTACGGACAATGTTTCAAGACAAGGACTTCGGTGACGAGATGCGTGCGGTGGGTGGTGCGCTATGGCAGATGGTGCCTAATGTTGTTCTCCCGCAAGGCGTTATCCCGCTTGTCGAAGCACAACAGAACACGTCGTTCTTCACCGGCAGGCCCATCGAGGGCAGGGCGCTTCAAGACATCGACATTGGGTTGCGGGCTGACAGGAACACAAGCGAGTTGTCTAAACTGGCTGGATTCGATTTTGAGGCTTTTGGTACGCAGTGGGGCATTTCTCCCAAGATGCTTGAGCACGTGTTGGGTCAGTACACGGCGGGGCTGTATCCTGCCTTCGCTGCACTGATCGACAACATATTGCCTGCGCCGACAGTTGATAAGCCGGATCGCACTTTGGCTGAACTGCCACTGTTCAAAAGCGCGCTTCAACAAGAAGACGCTGGCGGTCAAGTCAATCGGCTATATGACAAGATCGACAAGTTCACGCGCTACAGTGAGACGTTCAAGAAGTTGACCGAGACTAATCCTGTCGAAGCGCAGGAGTACATGGCAGAGAACGCAGAGAACGTTGCCAAGGGCGCTATGGCAGCAAAGATGAAAGCGTCTATTGACAAGATCAGCAACGCCGAGAACGTGGTGCGCAATAGCACGATGACAGCAGCGCAGAAGAAAACGGCGCTCGACAACTTCAAACGTGTGAAGTCGAATCTGGCTAGCCAGTTCTCGGGCGCCCTCTAGACGCTTGCCTGTAGCAGAGCACACCGCTCATGCCCCTGTAGATACCCGAGCGGACTACAGGGGCATTTTTTCGGGGTTCATACCCCATTGATAGCAGATTTTTTTTCGCCGTTTCAGTATCTAGAGACGGTACAAAAAAAGATTCACCCTCCTGCAGCGTTTTCCACGCGGCTGCGGCATCGATTTTTGTTTTTTGCATGGTTGCTATGCAACCTTCTCCCCAAACAAATCTACTACCTTAGCAACGTCTTGCCTGACGTGCAGGCACTTGACGCTCATGACCGGACCCTTCGTACCGTGCAGCAGGTTCTTGTGTATGCCTGACCTGAACAGCGTCTTCTCTGCAATCAGGTCGCGCTTAAATTCTGCGTAGCCATAACTCAACGATGAGCAGAACGCCTTGATTTCTTTTTCTTCAATATAATAGTCCACCAGCCCATCGGTAGCGTTGCGCTCAACGCGCCCACACAAGTCGCGCCGGTCTAGTGTCTCGGCAACCTCAATGCCAGAGATGCGCGCGATCTTGTCGTTGACCGTCACCAGCTTGCCGAAGTTACGCTTAGTGAACTCATTCAGCACGTCAATAGCCGAGCGCTTCATCCGACCTGTCTCCAGGCGCATGTGTTTGATGACTTCGTAGAGATATGCAGCCACTTTACCGTACGGAATGTCTATGACGTTGGCAGCGTGCTTGCTGGCAAGGCGGATTCCGGCGAGGATACAGGCACACCCGGCGATCCAGAACCGCTCATCACCCGTAGCGCCGAACTTCTCAAATACTTCAGTGTACGTAGCCTTTGTAACCTGCCGCGCTACTTCTGGGTTAGCAGCCAGCCACCTAGCATACGCTTCACCCGCCACGCCGTAGTTCTCAGGCAGTGTGTCGAACAACAGCGATTTCGTCAGGGGATCAATATTCAGTTCTTTGTCAAACACAATCTCAACAAGGCGCCGCACTTCACCTTCACTGCCGTGATTTCTCTCAGCGGTAAGATAGTCAAGCATGTGCTTGTTTGATGTCATCAGCGCCAATGTCGCCCACGTGGTCGTGTTCCGGCGCTCTGTGTTAGTCTGCGACTCCATGCGGTCCTTGCCGCGCCCGTCTGACATCTGAGAAAGAAACTCAGGGAACCACTCAGCCTCAGCACGCCCCTTGTGGGTAATCTCATCGACCATCAGCGGCAGGCTACCTAGCATACCCAGACGGTTCACCATCGCTACAGGGCTCGTGTTGGGCGTGGTGCGGAATTTGTCGGGGATTCCCCAGACGCTTGAAGCGAGGCGCTGGCAGAGGGTCTTCCCCTTCCCGCTGTCGTTCCCACAAAGATGAAAAGTAAGACCGTTGAGCCCGGTGAAGCGCATGAGAGGCGCCCCGAACGATATTGCCGTCATCGTCACAATATCCCACCGCTGCAGGCGCATGATACCGGCGATGACGAGGCGCCATCCATCGAGTGTTCCCCTCGTCCCTATAGTCTCATTGATGTTGTCGAAGCCATGCATGGGCACATCGTAGTCACCTGTCGTCGTGTACATGCGCCCGTTGAAAGCGAAGGAATCGTCTTCTTGCCAGCCTAGATTTGTAGGCATGATGCGGACAGGTTGTTTCTTCGCTTCTCCAATCGTTGCTTTAAGATATGCGCGAAACGAATTATCTTGTCCCGTAGGAACCATGATGCCTATTTTGGCAAATGCTTTGATGCTGTCATCGCGTGCGGTAGCTACAGCAAGCGGCATTACTGTTGATTTTTCTACGCCGTGTTCTACAAAGTTAAACTGTACAAAACGCTCTCCTGCCCTATCGTATGTCACCTTCGCATAAAAGACCATATCTGCGATAATCTGTGCTTTAGATACTCCATCGGGACCGCAAACCATAGCAGCAACGCCCCGAACATTGTACGCATAATCGTCTGGTGGGGGCGGGATTGTGTATGTCTCTCTCGGTACGTCTGCAAAAGGTATCTTTCCTTCTTGCTCAACAGCCACACTCGGTTGAAATACGCTGGACTGGACGACGATTGGTATGTTTTTAAGTTCTCTTCCAAGTGCGATAGGATTGTGTATCTTACCAAAGTGTTTACATCCTCCGCAGATACCGGGGTTTGATGCATCAAACGTTGCACAGTTGTGTGGGCCTTTAATACCTCTGTACTTGTTGGATATTCTCTCATCGGTGTACGGATGTAGTCGTCCCAATTCAATAGCGCGTTGCTCACCTTCAATACAAAACTTGACGATTGAGATGACTGACCGGAAGAGGGGTTCGAGGCCATCTTTTGTAGGCTCTGCTAAATAGCTGTTGATTTGCAAGCAACCATCGGCGCCGAGCGCAACGATCTTGCTGAAGTTACCTTGGGAGATGTCTTGTAGTTCTGTTTTATACGATGCGCCGGATGATGCGTATGCTGGTGCGGCGTCGAGGATGTCGTCGGGGTCTTGTTTTACTTCAGATAGAACGGAGGCTTTTTCTTGCCAATCTGCGAGTAGCTCGGAATAGCGCTCAAACGGGTACGCTTCGCCTTGGGTTTTGACAACGACTGCACGTGGGGTGTCTCGTATTTTATAGTTGCTTGTACCTGGGACTCGTAAAACTCGCGCAGCATCTGCACTGACACTGTAATCGATTGCCAGTCCACCGCTGGCACACGCTCGTTTAAATGCTTCCGCAACTGGTTTCCACCTGTGGATTGAAATAGCTTCTGTAAAGGTCCAATAGCAGTGTAGTCCATATCCAGAGACCGCCATATAGGGAACAGGGAATTGGCTTTTAGTAATCCACTCGCTAACTCCGATAATGGCTTCACGAATGGATTTATATGTCTTGGTATCCCCAACGTCCACATCTGCGAATAGACACCGGATGTTTTTGCTATTAGCAGCAGTACGACCAACTCTCTCCGTAAAAGTTGCCACTCCAAAATACGTGTCTTTTGCGTCTCCGTCAAAAGCTCTAGCTGCATCGTATAGACTTTCTATAGATTCAACAAACTTGTGTTCCCGTCGTGGTGTCGTAAGCTCAACACAGCAGTAGTATCCATTGCCCGGTGGTGGTAGTACAGCGGACAAAAACTCAGTTGTTTGCATGTTCTGTCTGTGTAAAGAAAAAGAGCGCTGAACAGGATATCCAGCGCTCTCTCAGGTCAGCCTACAAGATCAAGAATCGTCGTCAGCGAACTCGGCAAGCAGTGCAGCGATTTTCTCACTTGGCGCATTCGTCACATCCGTTGCCTTGCGCACCACGGGCTCCACGTTCTCGGTGCCGTCAGCCGCGACAGGTGCAGTCGCTGTTTCCTTGGCCTTGCGGACGATTGTGGTCGCGGCGGGAGCCGGCGACGGAGCAGCGGCGGCAGCGGGTGCTGCAGCTTGCGACATCACGGGCGGGGTCCCCGAGGGTAGAGGAACCGCAGCCCCCGCGTCAACCCCATCAGCCTCGAAAACCGTCATTGTGATGGCGCGAAGTGCCTGTTCACTCTGTCCCTGGCGCACAGCGGTATCGTATTGCTCCTGCGTCAGCCACCCCATTGCGGTAAACCCTAGCTTCGGGGACTCCACATCGGTGTCAAACCGCGCCCGGGTGATGAGTGCAGCCGGGTCGATAGACCGCGCCGCCAGCGCTTTGTAGTACCCCTGCAGCGTGGCGCCGGCTTCCTTGCTGCCTTCACCGAACAGGGACGTGGCGGGCAGTTGAAGCTGCAGCACTTCTCCTGCAATGTCGTTCGCAAGAACCACGGCAAGGCGCTGGTTGTACCGGCAGGCACGCGACTCCCCCTGGCCCGATCCCTTTTGATTCTTGGGGCATCCAAGGCAGTTGTCGTGCTGTTTCGCCTTGGCCTTCGGGTCGGGTTTCACCCCGTCGAGGGACCAGCAATCAGGCGCCTCTGCCTTGGCAGTCGGGTCGAACGTCTTCAGATACAGTGTGCGCGACACGTGCGGCGCGGCGTTGACAAGCACGAGGTCAATGAACCGATCTTCGATCTTGCCAATTTCTTGACCGCCAGCGATGTACCGGAAAGTGCCGCCTTTGATAGAGAGGCGCTTGATACCGCTGTTGAGGGTGTCGTCTAGTGCCTTGGCGATGGCAGACTTGTTCTTTGCAAATGCCGGGACGGCATTGAAATCGATGGGGACGATATTGGACATGTGGGTTCCTTGTGATTAAATTACGTTAGTGCCTTCCACACCCCGGCGCATGCGCTTGATGGTGCGTTGTTGCAACCAGTGCAACGCTTCTTCGATATGCGTCAGTGCGCACGCATTTTCTTTACACGCGTAGTCTCCTGCTTGAAAGCTGCGAAGACGATCCGCCACTACAGCAAGAAGCGCTTCTTGTGTAATGCCGTTGATTCCTTTTTCCGCAATAGGGCCGTTTTGAAAAAGAATAAAGCAAGCATCTGCGTCGTCCTCAACAGAACTTGCATTTTGTGTTGCAGAAAATCCATTGATGACGTACCGATGGTTCGCACCACCGGCGCCGGGTACGTCTGTCACAACAATTCCAAGACGGTCGTTCACGGGATTTATCTTGTGCTCGTCTAAAATTCGCATTAGTTCTTCCTCACAGTTACACTAAGTTCCGATTCAGCTTGAAGACCCGGGGGCGGGTTTGTCGGATTCTCTTCAAGCCACTGTTTCACGTTGGTCTGAGCAACGCGTTTCTCCAACAAATCTACTGCATCGTTCTGCACGATCCAAGTCTTGAACACCGACCAATCCATCGGGTAGTAGCGCGTCTTGACTTGTGAATACACTGTGCCGTGATCCGTCTTCATCGAAGTGGCGCCGGCAGCAACGAGCATATCCTTCATGGCGCCGGCCAGTGCATCCAGCTTGCCATCGTACAGCGCGATTTCTTCTTCGTACTTCTTCACCATCTCGCGCTTCTTCTCACGAATCTTCACATAGACATTGCACAGTTGATCTACGGTTGGGGTTGTCATTTTAACTCCTTCAGGCAAAACCAAGGTTCTGTTCCACAAGCGCCCATTCGTTTTCTCCGTGTCGCTGATAAGTACGTCCTGATAGCGGTCCTTCTAGCACGATGCGCCAATCGTGCTCCGGGTCTTTTGCAGCCATTTCTTCAGCTTGCGCGCCGGTAAGATATTCGTCGTCGCTTTTTGCTTCATTTGGCTCAATCCAAACTGCTTTACCGTCGCAATGCAGCGCTGCATAACCAAAACCAACAGCAATAACCCCATCGACAGGAAAAAAACTAGGGCGCACGCCGCAATTTAGGCATCCACCAAGCTTGCCCTCAATGGCAGGCAGCTTTTCCCAGGTGGTAGTTGTCATTTCAACTCCTTCATTTCTTCATTGTACAACTTCACAATCGCTTCATGGTCTTCTACACGAGACTCTAGTTGTTTGAACATCCTAGCTTCGATGTCACTACTTTGCAAGTGTACCACAGTCACACTCGCACCCTTCTGTCCAATTCGATCTGCGCGAGCAATGCATTGAATGTATGTTTCCACGCTGGTGACTGGCCCCCAGAATACAACAGTATCAGCAGCCGTGAGCGTGACGCCATGAGCCGCTGCTTGTGGCTGAATAACCAAGACGCGAGGATCGGGCTTGCTTTGGAAATCATTGAAAATCTCCCCGCGCTTAGTCGGTGTCACATCGCCCGTGATTGCGCGACAAGTAACATGAGTGTGGACAAGATGCTCAACAATAGTGTCAATGCTGCTGCGGTAAGGGGCGAAGACAATAACCTTTTTGTCTGTGTCATCAAGAATTTCATCCAAGGCATGCAATCGCGGTTTGCAGTCGAACACAACCGTCTCTTGTCCATCACTATACACGGCACCTGCACTAATTTGTAACAATTTATTTATGACGGTAGCTGCGTTCACGGCTGTAACTGTTTCTCCACCAGCGGACATAACAGCACGAATCTTCATCATGCGGTAATACTTGTCCTGCTGCGCAGTCATTGTGATCTTGCGCGTCGATGTCAACACAGGCGGCAAGTCGAGACACATCGCCTTGGTGAACCGGATGGCAGGTTGCAGCGCACGGTGAACTGTCTGAGGCGCATCTCCCTTGGCAATCCATTTAAACTGCGACACCTTCATCATCGTCTTGTCTTTCCAAGCGGTAATAAATTTTGGTACAGTGCCTGGAGTAACAAGTTTCGCAAGTCCGAAAGCGTCCACCGGGGATTGAGGCGCAGGGGTTCCTGTAAGAGCCCATATACGGGTATCAGGAGTACACACAGCGTTGATCGCCTTCCATCGTCGTGTGTTTGCATTTTTTACGAAATTGCACTCGTCACAAATAACCAGATCAAATGTCCCGTCAGCAATGATTTCCTTGGCTACACCTTCAACACCGTCGTAGTTGATGATAACGAATTCGTGCCCTTCAGCAACGATGTCCCTGCGCTTCTCCATCGAAGCAGCATGAGCGATAGCGGCTTTTCTGTGAATGACAGACTGCATCAAGTCTTTCATCCATGCGGCTTCCATGATCGACAGCGGGCAGACAATGAGACAGCGGCGCACAAGTCCTTTTGTCATCAGATAATCTGCTGCCCATAAACACGCTAAGGACTTGCCTGTTCCGGCTTCGTTGAATACATACGCCCTATTATGCATCGTAAGGAACGATGCTGTAGCGATCTGGTGTTCAAAGGGCTTGAAGCGCCCCGGCCATTTATACGTACCTTGAATTGGTGAGGGTACATTTTTGACGCCCAGGTTGCGAAGAACGCGAACTTCATCGAGTCCCCACTTTACCGCAATCTCGTGAATTCCCGGCGCAACCTCTCCCATGTTGCGCGACTTTGGGATGAGCGTATACCGCTCAGGATTGCGTGTCCTGAATAACAGTAACTTGTTTTCTACTATCTGCATATCACTCCATAAAAGTTACGACGCCCCGAGAGTGGTGTTCTCTCGGGGTGCCGGTGCGCTCGTGGGCAGGAGAAACCCTTACGCACAGACTACGTTAATACCCTCGCTCAAGGGCGCATCCCCACGTTTGCCTTACGGGATGCTTTTGCCACCAACCAGCGGCTACCAACACAACTACTGTACTGCGGCACAAGCGCCGCGTCAATGGGAGAAACCCTACTTGCCCTTCTTCGACCGCTCACTTTTCATCGAGCTATCGGAGTTTCTAGAAAAACTACGATTCGTAGACGGGCTCTGCAGTTTGATGTTTTTCAAATCTGCCGACCCACCTTTACTATACGCGCGCTTGTGACCATTGTCCAGCCCATCGCCTTTACTAGCGCGACCTTCGGCTTCGAGGGCGCGTTGAACTTTCACCCCATGTGCCCGATGCTTGCGTGCAGCAGGTTTACTGTCTACATTCTCGTTTTGGCGTTTGTAGTCACGTTTTCCGTTAGGAAGAGTATACGGCATGTCAGGCTCCTTCTTTGTTTCTTCGCGCAGCTTCTCTAACACGGCGCGGTTGCGCCCACATAAAAACGCTGTTCACTCGATGCCGTTCTTTTGCTCTGTATTCTGCAGTAGATTCTTTATTAGGTTTCGCCTTTGGCTTCGGAGCATCGTGTGCATCACCAAGCGCCAACACAGCACGAAGGTAGCTGCGTCCACCCGAATCATCGTCTCGAACCCACCGCTTCACATAGATGCGCTTTGGCAACGTCTTGCACG